AGAAATGGTAATTATGGTGGTACTTGGATGTAGGAGAGAATATGGCAGATAGAGAAAAAGACATTATCGAACGAGCTCACGAAAACTTTAAGGCTTGTTTAGACTGGGAACAAACAACTCGTCAACGATTTAGAGAGGATATGCGTTTTCTATTTGCTGATTCGGACAATCAGGATCAATGGGAGCCGTCAGTAAAAGCTAGAAGGCATATGGCTACGCAACCAATGATTACCATTAACAAGGTACATACACATTGGTTAATGATTGTTAATCAGATGAAGGAGAACAAGCCGAGTATTCAAGTTCATCCTACGAATGGCGAAGCAAGTTACGAAGCTGCACAAATCTATGAAGGATTAATCCGACATATTGAATACAAGTCAAATGCTAAAGTTGCGTATGATATAGCGACTGAGCAACAAGTTGGTGGTGGTATTGGATACGTTCAAGTCATTACTAAATACGCAGACGATTCTACATTTGACCAAGAAATATATATCAAAGAGATTCCAGACGCTATGTCGGTTTATCTCGATCCTCATATTAAGAAGCGTGATGGTTCAGATGCTAGGTTCGCGTTTATCTATGAAGATATGCCAAGACGAGATTTTGAGAAAAAATATCCAAATGTCAGACTTCCTGCTACTAGTCCAAGTGGCAATCAGATGTGGATTACTAAAGACGTAGTAAGACTAGCAACATACTTCGAGAAAGAAACTCGTAAAGAATGGCTATATTCGATTACGAATGACGATGGATCGACAAGGTTCATGCGTGAGTCAGACATTACTGTTGAAGAACGCAAACTCTTTAATGAGATTATTCGTCAAGGTGGCGAAGGTATTGACAGACGTAGGATTGACAAGCACGTTATCCGTAAGTATTTAATCGGTGGACAAGAAGTCTTGGAAAAAGGCATATGGCCTGGCAGTTACATTCCTATTGCTAGACAAGTAGGCGAAGAAGTCATCATCGAGCAAAGACTAGACCGTAAAGGTATTGTTCGCTACATGAAGGATGCTCAACGTGCTTATAACTACAATGCGAGTGCTGCATTAGAATATGGTGCATTGCAATCCAAGAGTCCGTATGTTGCACCTGTAGAAGCTATCGAAGGATTAGAAAACTATTGGGCAACTGCTAACGTAGAGAATCATGCTTATCTACCATACAACCATATGGATGAACAAGGCAATCCAGTACCAGCTCCACAGAAAGCACCAGCTCCAATGGGTGCTCCTGTTTACATGGAAGGTATGCAAGCTGCCAACATGGAAATGATGATGACATCTGGTCAGTACGAACAAACTTTTGGCGAGCAAAGCCAAGAGTTGTCAGGTGTTTCTATTGATAAGCGTGTTAATCAAGGTAATCGTGCAACATTCCATTTCCAAGACGCACAGGCAAATACGATTCAGTTTATAGGTAAGATTATTATTGACTTGATTCCTAAGATATATGACACAAAGCGTATTGTTAGAATCTTAGGTGAAGATGGTTCTGAAGATCAAATTATGGTCGATCCACAAGCTAAACAAGCTATTATGCAAAACGAGATTGAAGAAGAAGCTAAGGTTAAGACTATCTTTAATCCGAATGTTGGTAAGTATGATGTAGTAGCAGAATGTGGCCCAAGTTACGATACGAAGCGTGAAGAAGCGTTTGATGCGATGACTAAGCTACTAACTGCTCAACCAGCTCTGTCGCAAGTTATTGGTGATTTATATATGGGAAGTGCAGACTTTCCTGGTGCTGACAAGTTGCAAGAACGTATGCGTAACTGGATACCTCCGAACATCTTAGGAACTGGGCCATCTGAGCAAGAAAATGCCATGATGCAACAGTTACAACAGCAACAATTGGTCATTCAGCAATTAACAGAGCAATTGAACGAGAAGCAACAATACATTGCTATTGAGAAACAACGTGCTGACGTAGATGCATTGAACCATTTAGCATTGCGTTACGAGAATGAACGTCAAGACGTAATCGCAGCGTTTAAAGCAGAAACAGATCGCATGAAAGCATTAATTGGACAATTAAGTCCAACACAACTCAATCAAATTACCGACAAAACCGTTACGGAGATTGAGAACGAAGAAGATCCTGCGAAGGAATACGAGCATACCAATTTCGATCCATCACAGGTTATTAGTCAATACTTACCTAACTTACAACAGGAGCAATAATGGAAGATACAGCTACAACGCAAATAGACGCTGAATTAAACCAAGAACCAATAGAAACACCTAAAGAAGAACCAAAACAAGAGAACTCATATAACGAACTGCCTGACTGGGCAAGACGTAGGATGGGCGAACTTGCTGCCGAAAAGAACGCTGCTAAGCAAAAGCTAGAAGAATTACAAGCTAGAGCACAACAGCAACCAGAACAAACCTATGCTCAACCTCAAGAGAATATTCAAGAACTAGCAATGACTTATGCTAAACAAATAGCAGAGCAACAGGTTCAACAACAATCTTTTGTGGCTAAGATGACAGAAATTGAGAAGAACGCTAAGGAAGAATTTGGTGATGTTTACGACAAATCCGTAACGAACTTACAATTAGCTGGTGTCGGTGGTCAGGAATTCTTGCAGGCTTTAGCTGCAATTCCAAGTCCTGAGAAAGTCATTACATTTTTAGGTAAGTCTGAAAACATCAATGAGGCAATAAGAATAGCTAATTTAAGTCCATTACAAATGGGAGTTGAGTTGACTAAATTATCTTCAAAAGCAACGAAGGAACTCGGAAAACAGAAGTCTAATGCTCCAGCTCCTGTTGGTGATGTTGAAGGTGGTTCAAGCAGAGCTTTAGGAACTGTTGAACCTAATCCATCGGATTCTGAAGCATGGATTCGTTGGAGAGCTGCAAATGCAAGAAAAAAACGCTAAATAAAAAAATCCTATTGAAATTATTTTTGATAGGATTTACAATCAATTCATAGGTCGAAATGAACCGTTAATCATTGTAACAGGCGTAAATTGTTTCTCTCTAGCCAAGACGAAAAGTGAGTATTTCCTTTTTTTCAATTTAAATGGAGAGTCAAATGACTACGAATTCTTTATTAACGATTAACCAGATTACCAATGAAGCGGTGCGTCTGTTTACTCAAACTAATGCGTTTTTACGCACAGTAAGCCGTCAATATGATGATCAGTTTGCTCGCACCGGGGCCAAGATAGGAAGCACACTCCGTGTACGTTTACCTAACGATTACACAGTTTCTACTGGACCAGCTATTACTCCACAAGGAACTAATGAGCAAAACACAACTTTAACCGTAGCTACTCAAGCAAACGTACCTGTTTCTTTTGGTACTGCTGAGAAAACTATGCAATTGGATGACTTCAGCGAACGTATTTTAGCTCCTGCTGTTAACCGTTTAGCTGCTTATGTTGCTGCTGACTTGATGAACGTAGTTAATACTTCAGCAAACTTAGTTGCAAACCTAAGTGGTTCAACATTGTCTAGTCCAACTGCTACTCAATGGCTACAAGCTGGTGCAGCACTTGACCAGAACTTATCACCAAGAATGGATCGTAAGATTATTCTTGATCCAGTAACACAATCTCGTACCATTAGCTCATTAGCTGGTTTGTTTAATCCACAAGTTAAGATTAGTGATCAATATGAAACAGGTATTATCTCTCGTGATACTTTAGGTTTTGATTGGATGTATGACCAGACAACTTTAGTTCATACTGTTGGTACATTTACTGCTGGTACTGTTAATGGTGGTTCACAAACAGGTACAACTTTAACTGTTAATGCAATTACTGGTTCATTGAACGCTGGTGATGTTATTACTATTGCTGGTGTATATGCGATTAACCGTTTAACTGGTTTATCACAAGGTACATTACGTCAGTTTGTTGTAACTGCTAACGTAAACTCTGGTGCAACTTCTATCCCAATTTACCCAGCGATTACTCCAGCTCCTGCTGCGTTTAATACTGTAACTGCATCTCCAGCTAACTCTGCTGCAATTAGCTTAGTAATGCCTGCTGGTACACAGTATCGTCAGAACTTGGCATACTTCCCAGAAGCATTTACTTTAGCAACTGCTGACTTAGAAATGCCTACTGCTGGTGTGGTACAAGCTGCTCGTGCTAACTTTGATGGTATCTCATTGCGTATGATTGAAGCATATGACGTTATGTCAGATAGCTTAATTACTCGTATGGACATCCTTTACGGTTACGCAGCAATCAAACCTGAATGGGCTTGCGTAGTAGCAGATATAGTTTAATTTGCGTTGTAGATGTATTGGTGGACTCTCTTAATTGGGAGTCCATTCTTCAGATTAAGGATAGATATGAGCCAACCATTGCCGACAACTCCTAGAGATATTATTACTTTAGCACTTAAAACGGCAAACGTCATAGGTGTTGGACAAACTCCATTGGCTGAAGATATAAACGATTGTTTCAATATGCTAAATATGATGCTTGCTCAATGGCAACGCAGACGTTACATGGTATATAACTTAGAAACAATAGGATTACAAGCGACTGGTGCAGTATCGTACACAATTGGTACTGGACAACAATTTAATATCACAAGACCTGTAAAGTTAGAATCTGCATTTATTCGTATGCAAGGTGGTTCTGTTCTGCCTGTGGATTATCCTTTACAAGTTTTAAGAGCACAAGAAGACTACAATCGAATCTCGATTAAGAATCTTAATGCATTTCCTCAATATGTTTATTACTCAACTGGTTTTCCAGTCGGTAATGTTTATGTATGGCCTGTACCAAATAATCAATATCAAATCTTTATAACTGTGATGATTCAGTTAGATTCATTTGAAAATCTAAGCGATACGATTGTGTTACCTCCTGAATACTTGGATGCATTGCAATGGAATTTAGCAGATAGAATATTGACGATTTATGGTATGCCTGATAATCCGAAGATTACAAAGTATGCTGAAGCAAGTATGCGAGCAATTGAAGAAGTCAACTCACAAATTCCATTGTTGCATATGCCAATTGCTTTGCGTGGCAAGTCTGGAGCATACAACATTTATGGAGATTTCTACGTTGGAAGTGCTGGATAATGGCGAAGGTAGCTTTATCCAATGGTGCTTATCAAGCAAGAAGCGTTATAGCGTCTGCACAGCGATGTGTTAATCTTTACTTGGAAGCAAATCCACAAACAAGTGTATTTCCATTTACGCACTATCCAACACCAGGCTTAACTTTACAAAGTAGTGTTTCTGCTATTTCATGGAGAGGATTGTATTTTGCAACTAATAATCAACTTTATGGTGTATGTGGGAACATCGTATATGCGATTAGTAGTTCATATGTTTGTACCATTATAGGAACAATTACATCTTATGCTGGGCCAGTTTCAATGGTCGATAATAGCGTTGATTTAATTCTTGTTGATGGCACGTTAAACAATGGATGGACAATTAATCTAGCGACTAATGCGTTTACTAAGATTACTCAAGCTGGTTTCT